AATAACTTTTTTCTTAGGAGACATGTCCATATTTAAAAGATTATAAATTGTGGCTAAATTTTTGTAATTGGGAACAAAATTATTAAAAAGGTCTTTTGTAATCTTAAGATTAATTTCTTTGATAAGTGAAGTTTGTGCTTCAAAAATCTTATCTTTATCGAGCTTTTCATGTTGAAGTCTCGCCTCTTTCACAATTTTTTCTTTCATACTTTCTTCCAGGTCTCTGGCTTCGAGAATAGATTTATAAATTTGCAGCTCTTTATATAACTCGGCATCTTTATTGAAGAATTTTTTTAATGTAAAGACAACAGTGTTTTTTCTTTCTATATCTTGTGAGATTACGCTTTTTACAACTTCTCTTATTAAACTTTCGAATACAAAAGCTGTATTTCTTTTTTTATTATGTTTAAACTTCATTTTTAGTTTTGTTCTCCAATGCTTTTAGAAGATTGTCAATATCGTGTTTAGTTTGAAGTAAAAGCTCTTCTTCCTTTTTATAAGTAGTATCTAGATGTTCAGCAACGATTCCTTTGCCTAAACTTTTTATTGGTTGCCATCCGGGGACGCCTTGGGCTTTCATTTGGCGAGAGCGTGGACCAGAAGATGAACGGCGATCTGTATCTACTGGCTCATACCACTTGAGCTTTGATTTAGAGGTGGTAGTTTTTGGTCTATTCATAAGATCTTTTTTTGTGATTTTATAGTTTTCATCATCTCTCTTGGCGGGGGCTGTTAAAAGACCTCCGGTTGGAGACGGTTCTTCAACTTCTTCCTCGGCGTCAAGGTCGAGACCTTCTTCTTCGCCGCCTAGATCGCCGAGATCCTCTTCTCCTTCACCTCCTCCAAAAAGATCTCCTCCGGCGCCGGTATCAAAGGCAGCTCCTCCGACGCCGCCTTCCTCGGCGGCTCCTTCCAAGGACGTGTCATACTTCTTATCATAAAACTTTTCGCGTTGAATGCGATTAATCTCTTCATGTGAAAGATTAAACAGTTTTTCAAAAATCCAACGCTTGCTAAAAAAGCCTTCTGTTGCAGAGGTCGCCACTTCAAACTTTGTTCGCCAGTGTTCTAACTCTTGAAGCTCCGAAATTTTTGAAGGATTGTTAAGCGTAAGGCTAAAAGAAATCAAATCTGGTCCTCTAAACCCTAAAGTAAAGAGATGAATCATCCCAATTTTTTCTAACTCGGTTATTATAGACCTCTGCAATCGTTGTATGGTGCGAGCAAAACGAATATCTTTCTGTGAAAGCGTAGTTTTATCTTCGCCAGATTCATCAGTCGCTGATAAATAAGATGCAGGGATTTTAATAGCGCTGAAGAGTTTATCGCGAAGATATTTTACATCATCAATATCTCCTGTATAAGTTCCTCCCGGAAGACTTTCAATACGAGTGTTGGTTGTACCCCGGACAGGAACCCAATAATCTTCTTCTACGCTCATGGGGTTATAGCGGAGGTCAACGCGACCCGTATCAGTATCCACGACTTGGTTACGCTTCATTTGGGTCATAACCTTCTGCATATATTGTTCCACGTCTTCTGGCGCAATATTGCCTGTATCAATATAAAACACTCGTCTTTCGGGGGCGCGGACAATACGATAAGCCATCATAGCATCTTCAAGCAACGTTAACTGCCGCCATATACGCCTAGCTGGATCTAGAATGGATGTCCCATAAGGGGCAAACTTATCATTCCCTAAAATGCGAAAATGTGCAATCTGCCAATTTTCAAAAGTCAGTCCTCCAGAGTTCCATTGATATTGAACATAATTCGGGTTTGTCTTATCTTCTCCTTCCAGTCTTTCGATTTCTTTCGCGGGGAGCCCAATAACATTTTTAACACCAGTCTCGTCGTCCAAGTCCAAGTAAAGAAAATAATCTCCATACTTACACATTGTGCGACACCACCCAAAAAGATTGAAATCAATATTTAGAATGTTATGATAAAGATTTTCTAAAGTGAAGAGTATCTCTTCATTAGGACATTTAATAGTCAAAAGTTTACTAAACTCGTTAGAAGTAGTCATTTCATCTGCATAAATATCAAGTGCAGAATGAAGTTCCGGAGAATATTCCATTTGATCAAAATCTAAGTATCTCTCAAAACGACTTTGTTGATTAAAAAAGTCGGCTCCTAAATTATTATACGCATTATACGCACTTTTTTTGAATTCTAGACCGCCTGCTGATTGAAAATTAAATTTATCTAATCGGCGTCTTCGTAATTTTCGAGGATTTTGTCTTCTATAATCAGTAATAGGTCCTGAAAATAACCTCGTCAACTGTCTAAAAAGTTTGTTTTCAGGATTTTTTGTATTTTTCTTAACCATTTATTACCCTTTTAGAAGCCAATTATAATCTTGATATTGTTTTATTGTTTGGTCGGTTTTTGTGGATTTATATCCCTGCATACCGGGGATTGTGGTGTTTATTTCTTTTTTTGTTGTAGTCATCGAGTTTAAAAACGCTTTATTATATTCTAGTTCTCTTTTGTTTGTTTCAAATACTGTATCCCGGACCCAGCAGCTTATCGCGGCAGCCATAATTAAATCATCATTATATTTTCTCATAGCTTGTGGGCGACCATGGTGCCAAATGAATGTTTTCATCTCCTCAAGTAATCTAGTTGAATATATCGTAAGTAGTTTATTTCTAATGAATTCCTCCATTTTTGCTATGATTAGAGGTCTAGTTTTGCTCGTCGTCGTAAAACCGGCAACTGCCCTATTAGAATATTCAGCTGTTAGTTGGTCAACATATTCATGAGAAGATTTATAAGAATAATAAATATTAGGATATTCCTTTTCTATTAGCTTATCCAATACTGTATGCCCTGCTGCTAAGTTTTCTACAACAATCATACAATCCCCGTATTCTTTACCGGCATCATAAAGTATACCAGAAAAAATATCTGGTGTTAACTTACCTTGATATTCTCCTACAATTTCATTGGTTTCTATCTTCACGACGTGAAATGTAGAATAATCTTTTGCGTCGCCCCTAGCAACATCCGAAGCGATCAAATAAGTAAACTCAGGTTGATGTTCTTCCCATATCCAAAAATTTCTATCAAAACCAGTTTTATATTTTGGAGGCTTTATACTTTTGGCGATATAGACTAAGTTTTCAGGGTGGAACACAGTTTCACCTGACATATTAAAATTACATTCTAACTCTTGAGCTATTTGTCGCCTAGACATATTTCTTGTTTCTTTTTCAAACCACTCTTGGTCCCGGTCGGGGTGGACATCCCACAAAAGTTTAGTAGAATAAAAATCATTCTTCTCGGCAACAGAATCAACATAAACTTGATGAAACCAGTTGCCGCAACCATTCGGAGTAGACAATGCAATACAACGACCGCCCGTGGACAGCGTAGAATATAAACCGGTCCACAATTCATCCAAGCCTTCAACGTGTGCTGCTTCGTCCACCACCAACAAAGAAAGAGCCTCAGATCGTCCAGCATCGCTAGATGTGGCAGAAGCTTTTATTTGTGAACCATTGGAAAGTTCAAATGAAGTTCTGTTATCAATAGAAATACTTGATATTCTCATCCATGGTGGGAGATACTTGATAATAGACTTTACTTTTTTTACAAGATTTGCTGCTGTTCCAAACTTTGTCGCGATAACAAGGATGTTTTTATCACGGTGGAACATCATAATCCATGCGATATAAGCAGCGGAAATTGTTGAAATACCCAGCTGACGTGCTTTTAAAATAACGTTAAAGCGATGATCATTAAAATCTTTTAAAAGTTGTTCTTGAAAATCATATAACTTAAACGGGATTAACCCTCTTAAAGGATGAGCAATCTTCGCGTAGTTATTGATAAAATAAGATGGATCTTTTCCTGATTTGACAATTTCCGCTAATATTTCTTTCTTTGTTAACTTATATGACATTATTTTATGATAAGTTGTCTATTAAGCTTTCCATGCACCTTCGGCGAGGAAATTTCGAAAGTTCGTGTCTAAACTTTTGACATTCGTCTCTCCCTCCACGGCATCTACACTAGAAAGATTACCCACTTCATAAATTTTTGTAGCGACAACGAATACTCGAACGCGGGAACATTGTTGTACAAGTGCGTCTACGTCTCCTTGAGATTTTAAAGTAAGCGCGTTCTTTGTAATCTTCTTAAATTCTTTTTTAAGATAAGAAACAATATCCGCCATCTTTCTTTCTAAACCATCTTCAAAGCCATTAGCATGGACGTCTTTCAAAAAAACATCCGATTGATAGGAGATGCATAGCTTCTTGCCTACCATTTTAACTTTAAAACCATCCACAATGCGGCTGTCCAAAATAGGATTGCCTTTGTCTCGGGAAAGACCAACCACGACAGGCTCGCCCTTATCATCCAAGGCACCATCATAAGCATTTGCAGCGGCTTGACCGATTGCCCTGATTACCTCTAAATCTTCTTTACTAGCCATTATTTTTATCTCCTATGTTTGGACGCCATCCTGTTTCCCAACGTTCCTCTCTACCTTCTACATGCTGTATGTAGCATTTAAAACAACAATCAAATTTTGTCATATAGACATCATCTCTTTTTTTTAGTGAATACTCCTCGCAAACAGGACAGTTTCTTTTTTGTTCTCTATTAAGTAGTTTTTTTTTGATGAAAAACCCATTAGTTTCAACCTTTTCTATTGCCTCTTCTTTTTGGTTTCTCTTTTGTTGGATTTTCTTTACTTGTTCAATGTATTCTTTTTCTTTCTCTGGGGTCCATCCGGATTTAGGATTTTGTATTGCTTCTTCGCCATATTTTTCAGCTATAGCTTTTTCTAACTTGACAATATAGTTGGGATCTTTATCGCTCATTGGTTAACTTTCACAGCTGCGTAATATACTCCAATAGAAAGAAGACATCCTATTACA